ACAGTTAATTTACCTGCACGAAGTTCTGCAACAATTGCAGCAGACTGTGTAGCAGCATTATCTGTAAGTGCAGAAACCGCAGGCAGAATGTCATCAAATGTAGCCATAAAGTCTCTGCTTACAGTTCCTGTAGCAATAATTTGCTGCCTTAACTGATCAATTTCTTCTTTAGACTGCATAGCAAGAGTTGCCATCATTGAGTGCCATCTTGCAGCTTCTGGTGCAATAACACCAGTTGAAACTCCAGCAACGCTTGTTAATCCTGGAACATTTGGCAATGGCTCATTCATGTAAATCTGTGGGTTATTTCCAATTCGTCTATTTACTGGAATTGCTCCTGGAACCATGCCGAACATTGTTTGTTGCAATCTCTCTTGTTCGCTCATAGAAGCACGTGGGACCATATGTGTAGATGCACGAGAATATGGTTGTCCTACAAAAGGATTACGAGGATCTACTATTCTTGGTACTGCCCCGCCTACTACGTTTCCAGCAATTGTGCTGACTGCTGGGCCAACGCCAACTACTGACTGTGCAGCTTTACCCTGCAAAATGCTAAATTCATCAATTAGGCTCTTTAATGCCATCTGCAAAACAGAAGCTGCTTTTGCATCACTATAGAATGTTTGCTCTACTAATTTACCAGCTTTTTCTGCTGCCAGCATTTCTGGTGTAAGATATTTCCAGCCTTCTCCGCCTTTGAAGAATGCCTTCATATGGCTTACACCCTTTAGGATATAACCAAAGAAGTTAGCAAGAACACCAGTAAGCATGATTAGAGGACCAGCAATTGCTGTTAAGCCACCTAAGAATGTAAGTGCTTGCTTAATTGGTCCAGGAAGACCATTTACAAATTCTAATACTTTATCTACGATAGTTATAAGGCCTGTGCTAATCTTTAGAAACTCTTCGCCAATTCCCGCCAAATCTGCACGAAGTCCTTCTACCGCTCTACGATATCTACCAGAAGCAGATTCTGTTACGGCTTTTAATTCTCGGTCAGCAACGGCTCCAAGTTCTGCGCTGCTTGCCTTCATCAAATCTAATACCTGAAGAGTCTGGCTTCCTTGACGACCTAAATTTTCAAATAAAGCATTTAGACGTGAAAATTGGAATTTACCAAATAGCTGTTCAATAGCCTGTTGCTTTTGTAGTGGGTCTAATCTATCTAATGCATCCTGTAGTGCAAATAATGTTGCTGTTACATCTCCAGCATTTTTCTGAACAATTCCTAATAGGTCAATACCAAAATCTTGGAACTTTCCAACTGCAACATCTGTTGGGTTAATTAAAGAAGCTAATGCAGACTTTAATGCGTTAGCACCTTCTGATGCGTTAATACCGCCTTCACGCATAGCTGTTAAATAAAGAGCAAGGTCTTGTACACTACCGCCCAAACCTTGAATTACGGGACCAGCTTTTGGAATTGCTTCTACAAGGTCATTAAGAGTTGTTGATGTTTGGTTTTCAACTGCGTTAAGGAAGTTGATTGAATCTGCAAGCTCTTCTGTATTTTGCTTAAATGCAGACTGGATTGCAAGAGTTGCTTTCATTGCCTCTTGACGATCTACTTCACCAAGAACTGCAAGACGTGTTGTTTCGGAAATAGAGCTTAGTAATTCATTTCCAGTTTTACCTGTCGCTGCAATATCAGCAGCCAATCCAATTGTTTCTCTATAGTTAACACCCATAGCCTGAGACAGGCCTTTAGCTGTTTGCTCTACTTCTTTTCTAATTGCTCCTAATTCGCTAGCAGATGTTCCTGCAACATCTCCATAAACCTTAGTTAAACGAACGAGCTCTTGATCTGCCTGTCTGAAGGCATCCGCAGCAGCCTTACCAAAAGCTGCTAGCGGAACCGTCAAACCAACTGTAAGCTGGCGGCCTGCCCATTGAGTATTTTTACCCCAATTGATAAGTTGTCCCGCACCATCTTGAATTATCTTATTATAAATCTGCAACTCTTGTCTAGCAATTGCAGTTTTATTTTTTACTTCATCAAGACCACGTGGCACATGCACGTTAAATTGCATTAAGCCTTGTGCGTTTCTACCTAATGGTTGGAGTATAGCGTTTTGTAGAGCAACTTGCTGTTTAGCAAGGTCTCTAATTATGCCGCCTGATGTTTTAGCATTCTCTCTAAATGCATTAAAATATTGATTTAGTTTGAGTTTGCCGCCATCAAGATTCTTACCGAATTTTTCTACATCTGACTGAAGGCTTACAAAGTGTGTGGAGAACTGACCAGTACTTCTTAGTGTGTCCGAAAAGGACCTATTCATTACAGAGATTTGGTTAGCCAACATTCTGTTGGAGTTAGCTAATTGTTCTTGTAATTTTGATAGGCTGGAAGTAACCTTATGCACATCTGCAATAAGGGCAGAAAAGTCGGCATTGGCGACTATTCGGGTACTGATTGTTTCTTCAGCCATTTAGTTAGTTGCTCCTAGAGTAACCAAGTCCTGCTCCGATTCCAAATCCAGCTTCTGCTGCAAATGATCCTTGAAGCGATACAATATCATTACTTGTTGCAGAGATTCCTGCTGCTCTTAGTCTGATATCGTCGAACGAAGTTCCTCCTTCTTTATTTTCTTCTTCACCTTCTAGGTTGATGCCTTTAAGTCCTGCTTGAAACTTTCTAGTTTCAGATTCCTTTTTGTGCACCGCCTTAAGTGTATTTATAAGCTCTGGCATTGAGAGGTTTTCTTCTAGTTCTTCGTAATTTTTCCAATGACCTAAAAGAAAAACTTCTCCTTCTAATGCGGCTAAGTCTAGTTCTGACCAGCCAGAACCGCTGCCGCTAGAAGGTTTGGGTCGTCAAGCTTAATTCCACCACAAACTTCTAGAATGCGATTAATTGTTGGAACATCCAATGCATCTTCTAGTGCATCTCTATCTTTTACCAAGTCAGGTAGTTGTTTTTCGAGAGCAACCGCACATGCATCAATAAGGATTGTAAGCGTCTCATCCTCATTTTTTGTTTCTGCTGTCTTTTGTACAGCGATCATGAACTTTCTAAGTTCTTTAATTGTTAGGGGCTTTAGTTTTACTGTGTCCCCATTTTGTAGTTGAATTTCTTCTACGTCGTATACTGTAGTAGCCAATTTATCCTCCTTGGATAGTCTTAATTATTATAACAAATAGAATGTATTAATACAAGCACAAAACCCCCGCAAAAACGGGGGTTTTGTATTAATAATATTAAATATTATTAAGCGACCAATACACGGTCAATAATCTTACCGTATTCTGATCCAGCATAATTACCGTCTGGAAGAAGACGGAATGTAACTGGGAATGTGGTTGGAGTTGTACGAGCTAGAGAGAACTGAGATTGCTGTACGGACAAAACACGACGTGCATAATATACACGCTCTGCTGTTGTTACTGTAGAGCCTTGCTGAGTTCCTGGAGCTTGACCAACTGCGACGAGCTGACGCTCTGTCGGTGCAACACCGAGAGCACCTGCACCAAGACCTAGTGTGGTCTTTGAGCTTGTGGTTCCTGCTGTTCCCTGATTAATAATTGTATTAGTTGCAGATAGAGCAGTGTTATTTGTTGGGTCATCTGCTTGACCGAATACTACTAGTACGTTCTCTAGTGTTCCTTCGGACATTTCTGTCATGATCATAACTTCCATCGCAGACTTGAACAGCTTAGCTGTATCAAGCAACTGGTCGACGGTTACAGAATCGAATGTTGGGTTATAAGTGATCTGAAGACCATTGTTTGTATAACCTACGTTTCTGTAATAGAATGTTCCTGAAGTAATGGCATTCAGAGTGTCTGTATAAGATGTTCCAGTTGCGAACGCTGGACCGCTATTCTGACCTGGCTCTGAATTAGCATAAGTTGCTTCGTATCCCGCAACGGTTGAGTCGATGTTTGAAATAAACAATGGCGACGCACCAACGAGAATATTTTTAGCATTACCTATTGATTGTGGCATTTTCCACCTCCTGGGTTTTTAAAAATCAATAAAATCTGGCTGGCTAGGCCTCTTTCCTCTTAGTCCAATTTTAAGCCATTAGAGGTCAAAAGGCAAACGACTAGAAATATCTGCCGTTGGCATCAGTCATTCTGGAATATTTGACTTCCAAAATTACATCTGCTGAAAAAAATCCTTGAAGCTCTTCTGAAGGCTCCATTGGAGAGATGTCTGCTATATAAATTGAATGAAACTTGAATTTATTTGATAGCCCAGTCCATTTATTTACATCCTTTGCGGCAAGATCCATGCGTCTAAATTGATCCACCATGAATGTTCTAATCTCATTTATCTCAGAGAAATCTGTTGCATATATTGTAAATAGGATCTGCTCTGTGCAAATTAACCATATATCATCATAGGCCATGCCTACCTTATCATAGACTATATGCTTTTTACCACTTAAGAACTGATTCATTTCCGCCGCCTGCTGCACAGGCACAATAGGAACTATATTCTCTCCAAGATTATCTGACCAATAGTCATCTTTATCAAATATCTCACGGTCAGTTAATTCTTTCCAAAGGAACTTTCTGAGTTCTAGCATTGCATCTAATTTATAATTTACGGTCATTATAGAACTCCTCCAAATGCTTGATGTAGGGCAAAATCAGCCTGTAACTTTAATGTGTTAGGGGTAAACTTATATTGCACTCTTTTAATTCCTGCTGGAACCTTTAATGCCTTACCCATGGCTCCGCCAAATAATTTTTGAAATCCAGAATTCTTAATAGAATTATTAACAAGGTTTCCTGAAAAGAATTTGCCATAAGCCAATTTAAATTGATTTGTTGCAGCCTTACCACCAGGTCTTGAAACTGTAACTGTTCTACCTTTTGGAAGAAATACTGTTCCGCCTGGAACTTCAAATACAAGTCTTTCAGAAAACCTAGGACGAATAATTACAGGCATTCCTTCTTCCATAATCATTGCTTTGTTTTTAAATACATGGCGATGAACGCCTTTATCTGTAGGGACAAGAGTTTTAGAATCTAGGAACTCATAGCCCAACTTAAATGTTATTCCTTCTTGTGATACAACCTTTAGCTTAAATAACCTAGCATTTGGCTGTCCCGCCCGTTTCCATTCATATACATGGTGAAGAGCTTTTGGTCTAACACGTGCCTGAGAATCAATATATGCGCCAAAATCTTTTTGAATTTGATCAAACAAAGTCTTTGTAAACTTAGACTGAAATGCTCTATTTTGAGTTAGCTTAGCTACTACTTGAGCATTATAGTATACATATGCAGAGATTTGAGCCACTGTAGAATCTCTTAATACCGTGTTCTTATCTCCAGCCATTAATCTTTCTAGCCCGCTGGCTGCAGTTACAAGCGCTGTGCTATTGTCCAATTTGCTGATTCTCCGATCTCTTCATCGAAGAATTATATCCAATAACTCTACCAAATGGGTCAGTTAGCGGAGTAGTTCCAACAACTTCAAATACTGTGGGTGTTTCATTTGGAAAATTTATTTCTGTCCATATTGGATTATTTTGTTCGTCACGAATGTTTGTTACTTTATCTCTTACTGTTAATCTTTCAGATGTACGAACCTGTATCTGCTGATCATTTTTATATTTATTATCAAATATCTGTCTGTCGCTGGACCTAGTAGTTGCAGAGTTGCTAATTACGCCTTTAGCATGGCAATCAATAGTTCTTTGATAAATCCATTCTTTTTTGATAGCACCTGTATCAGGATCTTGCTGGTCGATTTGACGATAGACGTCAAGCCTCATTGAGAGTACTGATTCTATAATTCCATTCATTAAATTAATAGAACTTTAGAAACTACATAATCTGAAAGCAGTTGATCCGCATACAGATTACCCGTTCCAGAAGTTGCTCCACTTCCGTACTCAAAATCCCAGTCAAATGTTGAGATCTTGTTTACATATTTATTTCTCCACAAGTTATCCTTAGAGAAATAGTCTTTCATTAATTCTATACATGCTAATTCCACTTCATCTGGAACGGCTTCCCATCCAAACTTTCCAAATACAGTGTATCTTACGCCTCTCTGGAATATTCCTGGAGAATCATGAATAGATGGAGGAACCATTCCATTTGCTGTATAAACTGTATTGTCTAACATAGCAGCACGATTAATTCTAATTCCAAATCCGCTCTCAGTTATGTCTACTTGATAATTCCAGTTATCAATATTATTGATATTATCTTCAAGAAGGACATCGTTTGAATAAAGTTTATACAAATTTGTTATTCTAGATGGCAAAGATAGGGTGTCTGAATCTGTTCCATATACGGAATGAGTTTCATAATACTGATAAAATTCCTGCCCCGTATAATTTTCTATAACTTTACGAGCATACTTTTCTGCTGCAAATAATTCATCATATGATTTATAGTTGGGGTCAGAAAGATCATTACCAATTCCCATAACAGTGCTAGCTTGAGCTAAGTCAGTATATGGCTGCACAACAAAAAGCTTATGTTCTTTTACCTGCGTCAATCCAGATATAGCATAAGTCCAAGAAACTTTTAGCTCTCTAGTTTTATTTGTAATGCTAGTTGGAAGGAATATTTGATATAAACCATTATCTGTTTCTAGCTTTTCAGCAGTAACATTAAACAAAACAGTGTTTGGGTTTATTGGAGTAATTGGATCATTGCTGACATCGTAAACGCTAACTACTGGAAGATTGTCAGTATCAGTAGGCTCTCCTCGCCAGAAGACCTTATGTTTTACTGGGTTATTTGAACCTACATATATTTCCATTTGTATAGGTTAAGATTAGTGATAGAAGTCTTGAACTTCCTTTGGGGTTGCTAATCTAAAACCTTCCTCCTTGTCAAAAATTGCTTGAGCTGAATCTGCAGGCATTGCTACAAATGGATGCTCTCTTGTAAATGTATGACCTAGAATATCATATCTAAAATTAGCTCGCTCCATCTTAACTAGAACAGCGTCTTCTGATACAGGCTTCTTTGGATCAAACTTAGGTAGTACTTCTTGCATTGTGTCTTCCGCTTCTTCATTCTTGTCTAAGGTCTTTGCATAGATAGACCATGAAACTCCCTCTTCAGATAGGGCAGCAATAATATCGGCTTTATTTTTCAAACCATTAATTTCTACACCGAAGTCTTCGGCAATCTTTTTTAGTTCAGATACTTTTAATGTCTCAAATGACATATAATTCTCCTTATTCTATTCTAAACAATTATAGCATTAGTAAATTAAAATGAAAAGCCCCCCAAAAATTAATTTAGGGGGCTTTCTTGCGGGTTTAAATCCTATAAATTAGGAAGCAACCTTGACGTTCTTAACAACTACCCATGCATCAGGCTGTTCGATCTGGACACCGACACGAGTATACATTGTGTACTCGATAGAGTCCTTACGAGGCCAGAAGAAACGGTATACAGTTACATCACGCTTAACACCAATAACTACGTTATTTGGGAATGTCAAGTGGATATCTCCGTGATTACCTGTCTCACCTGAGTAATCGCCATCTTGTGCTTCTGGAAGAAGTGGAACTTCAACAATCGGAATACCGAATGCGTATGGAGCCACATAACCAGCTGGTCCACCTAGTGGAGCAACATCTCCACGGATAATGCTTGAAGCGATATCCTGTGGGATTGTTTGGTTTGTTCCAATGCTGTTAGCATAGAGGAAGTCCTGGATCAAGTTCGATCCTGCGAGGAATCGAAGATCCGAACGACGCTGCTTATACTTACGTGGAAGGGCCTTGAGAGCTGAGTTGAAGATTGCACGAGATACGTTAGCACCTGCAGCATCTACAACGTGAGCTGTAGCCTTAGCCTTCTTGACAACACCATCAAATGACTTATAAAGTGCATCTGATGTAAGAGCAGTATTTCCGTTAAGGATTACGTCTTCGATGTCATTACCAGCTTGTGTCGCCATCATACGGGCGATGTGATCTTCTAGGTCTGGACCCTCAATATTGTCTTCTAGAGACTCTGTTGAAAGTTCCCAATCTAGACGAAGTTTCTTTGTTGTTAGCGAGATCTTTGAGAAAGTAACTGCAGCGTTTGCGCCTGTGTTATCTGCCTCGGTTGCAAGAACCATGAGCTTCTCACCTACACCAATGCGATCAATTTCTGTGGTGTCTGCTCGCATGCGAACAGTACGAGCCACCTTACCAATTACAGTTGCGTCGAACATGTAGTCTAGGAAACGTGCGGACTGCTCAGGATTGAGAAGACCGCCCTTTTCGCCACCAGATCCACGGTGAATACCTGTGGTTGGAGCGCCAGAACCTGTCATGCCAGTTGATACTAGAGTATCAGCTGCAACTGCTTTTTCTAATGTTTCATTGCTCATTATTTATTTCACCTACCTTTTTAGTTGAAAATTTCTTGTACGGAACCGAGGAAAGAACCGTTCCATTTAGATTTCTTTATTGTTACTCCTTCAGACCCGCCAAGGTCAGAGGACTTCTTAATTGCAGTTTCTGATTCAACTGCGTCAACACGCTTTTCTACGCCCTCAATCGTGTTTTTGATATCTTGTACAGCTTTTGAGAGTGCTGTATGCTGTTCTGCCAATTCTGAAATTCGAGTATCTACGCTCTTGCTGAATGTCTCAACAGTGTCTTTAATTGCTGAAACCTGAGCTGCGTTTGCCTCAGATGCCTTTGATAGTGTATCTGAGAAGAATCCCTTTAGATCACCTAGCATCTTTGCAA